CACGGCGATCTTCGCGGACGAGGGCGCGCGCCTGGGCAAGGGCGAGAAGATGCCCGCGGAGTGGATCCGGGAGCACATGAAGCCCGCGGAGGTCGGCAAGGTCAACGCGGCGGTCGATCTGGCCATCGCGGACGGCCTGCGGATGGAAGCGAAGAAGGGCGAGGACGCGGTGATCGACCCGATCCTCGAGGGTCTCGAAAAAAAAGAGGGCAAGGACGCCTGACGCCTCGCACGGTCACGTCCTACGGCCTGATCGCCGGGGTCAGCTACACCGAGACGCGGGGGCTGGCGCCCGGCTGCCTGTGCGACCTGTACCTGATGCGGCAGGCCTATGACGACCAGCAGCACGGGATCAAGCGGAAGAAGGAAGACCCGCGCAAGGCGGGGATCGAGTGAGGTGAGACGATGTCGGTCAAGCTGACGGCGGAGGCGTCGGCCTTCAAAAAAGAGATGCAGGAGGCCGCGAAAACGGTCAAACAGCTGCAGACGGAGAGCAAGCTCGCCGACAGTGAGCTGCGAAAGACTGGGAATACGCAGGCCTACGTCGAGCAGAAGACGGCGGCGCTTACCAAACAGATCGCGGAGCAGGAAAAGGTCGTCGCCAAACTGGAGGCGGCCTACAAGGCCCAGGCCGCGGCGATGGGCGAAAACTCCGCGGGCGCGCGTGAGCTGGCCGCGGAGCTGAACAAGGCCAAGGCCGGGCTGAACGACCTCGAAGCTGACCTGGGCGCGGTGCAGAGCGGCACCGACAAGATGCAGGCCGGGATGAAGCGGGCGGCCAAGGAGACAAAGGCGCTTGATTCGGTGCGGCTGCAGGGGCTGAACACAGCCCTGCAGAACGTGTCCGGCGCGATCAGCAAGGTCGAGAGCGCGGCGAAGAAAGCGGCGACCTCGGTCTGGAACATGGGCAAGGACGCGGCGAACTGGGCCGACACGCTGGCGACGAACGCGAGCCGGTATGGGATCGACACCCAGACGCTCCAGCAGTGGGAGTATGCGGCGCGCTTTGTGGACGTGGAAGCGTCCACGGTGGCATCGGCGCAGACGAAGATGCTGTCTTCCATGCGCTCCTCGTCGAAGGAGAGCGCGGCGGCGTTTCAGGCGCTCGGCGTGCAGACGCGGACGGCCACGGGCGGCCTGCGGGACGCGCAGGACACCTTCTGGCAGACGATCGAGGCGCTGAGCCGGATGACCGACGAGACCGAGCGGGACGCGACCGCGCAGCAGATCTTCGGGCGGAGCTTTGCGGAGCTGCGGCCCCTGATCGACGCGGGGCGCAAGGCCTGGGAGGGCTACTGCGAGGAGGCGGAGCGCGCGGGGCTGGTGCTCGGCGCGGATCAGGTCAATAAGCTGACCCGGTTCAGCGACAGCCTGGAGCGGATGAACGCCTCGTGGACGACGCTCAAGTATGAGGCGATGGCGGGACTGGCTCCGGCGTTTGAGGAGATCGCGGACACGATGGCCGAGGCCGGGCGCGGGATCGCGGACTGGATCGGCAGCGCGGAGGGGCAGGAGACGGTCCACGGGCTGGCGGACGCGGTCAAGGACCTGGTCTCCAGCTTCGCCGACGGCGGGCTGGAGAGCCTGCTGAACACGGCGACGGGCGCGCTGAAGCTGTTCGCGGACACGGCGAAGTGGGCCGCGGAGAACGCGGGCTGGCTGCTGCCGGTGCTCGGCGTCGGCAAAGCCGTCACGGGCGTCGGCGGGTTTGCGTTGAAGGCCGCGACCACGGGCAAGCTGCTCTCGCTGGGCGCGGGCGCGGCGGGGGCAGGCACCGCGGCGGCGGGCGCAGCCGGAACGGCGGCGGCGACCACGGCGGTCACCTCGGCGGCGACGACAGCCGCGACCACGGCGGCCACCACAGCGGCGACCACGGCCACGACGGCGGCGGCGGGCGCGGGGATCAAGGCCGCGCTTGTGACCCTCGGCTCGGGGGCGGCAGGCGTCGGGCTGGGGATGCTCGGCGTGGTCGGCGCGGGAAAGCTGGCGCAGGCGCTGGCGCTGCCGGAGATGTCGAGCGAGGACGCCTACGCGGGCGGCAACCAGGCGGCCTATGGGCAGCGCGAGATGCAGACCAGCATGGACGTCATCGCGCGGAGCGTCGAGGCGATCAAGGCCGCGTATGAGGTCGATTACCGCGAGGACCGCAAGAGCAGGCTGACCGCGGAGGACATCGCGGCGGCCATCGGCCACGCGAAGGAGAGCGTCAGCAGCACCGAAAATAACTACTACATCAACGGCGAGCGGCGGACGGAGCTGACCCTCTCGGCGGAAAACTGGGAGAACGCGCTCGAGGTCGCCACGCACGACGGGAAGATCGAGAAGAACGAGTTCGACGCGATCCAGTCCTACCTCGCGGACTTCAAGGCGGAGATCGACGCGGCGAAGGCCACCGTCGAGACGGACTGGAAGACGCTGATCAGCGCGACGCAAACGCCGCCGACGACCACGCCGGAGGAGGAAAGCAAGCCGCAGACCGAGCGGCAGATGCTTGAGCTCGGCGCGATGACAAAGTTCGTGATCGACAAGACCGGGCGCGACATGAAGAGCGCGACGGCGGTCGCGGCGCAGGCGTGGACGACGCTGGTGAGCACGGTCGGCAGCCCGGAAAAGCTGGGCGTCAGCCTGAGCAGCCAGACGGCGGACGAGGCCGAGGCGAGCGGGGACGCGACCTTCACCGCGATGGTGGACTGGTGCAAGACCACGCTCGGCATGGACGAGACCGCGGCGATCGCGGAGGCCAAGCGGCTGTGGGCGGAGATGCGCGCCGTCGCCACCGACCCGGGCGACCTCGACAAGGTCTATCTCTACAAGGGCAAGGGCGGCACGTCGCTGGTCTACCAGGAGTACGCCCGGAAGACCTGGGGCGAGGATGCCGAGAAGGCCGTCGCGCTGCTTGAGGGGTATTACAGCGACCTCGACGCGGCGGCGAAGGGCGGCGGCACAGGCGGGGAGCACCCGAACACCGTCGGCGACACCGGCCACGGGGACGTGGAGACGCCCGCGGAGAGCAACAGTTACCTCGCGCACGTCGTGGAGCAGCTGCAGACGATCTACACCGAATACACCGAGCTCATGGCGTCATGGGCGACCCTTTTTGACGAGAACGGGGTGATCGAGCTCAGCCCGGAGATGCAGGCGCAGCTCGACGAGATCGACACGCGGCTGAAGAAGGCCCTCGGCGAGGTCGAGTGGTACGAAACGGACGAGTACATGCAGGGCAAGGGCGCGCTCGGCCTCGCGGCGGCGGGCGTGGACTGGGATAAAAACTACGAGGCCGCGATGAAGCACGCCCTGAAGCTGCGCGAGCACGGCAAGGCGGGCCTCAACGCGGAGGTCGAGGGGCTCGGCACGGCGGCGGGCGCGGCGTACCAGGATTATCTGGAAGCCGTGGGCCGCGCCGGGAAAGATTCGGACGAAGCCGCGCAGGCGCTTGAGGCCTACAACGCCGCACAGAGTGCGTATAACGACGCGGTGGCGGCGCTGCCGGAAAAGCTCCAACAGCTCGAAGAGGAGTACAAAAAGAACATCGCAGCCATTTCAGATGGGCTGCTGAAGACCACCGGCTACCAGGGCACGGGCAAGGGACGCTATGTCGAGGTCACGGCGGCAGAGCGCACGGGAACCGCGGAGGTGCCGGAGAGCCAGATGCTCTACGCGCGCGGCGGGCGGCTCAGCCCTTACGCGGCGGCGCTGCCGCCGGTCAGCGGGCACTATGTCAACGGCATCTGGGTTCCGAATGGCGAGGACGGCATCTACGAGTACAGGACAGCGAACGGGACGGCGCAGGCGGCGGAGGGTGACGTCCGGGTGCTCCAGGGTCAGATGAACATGACCCAAGAGCAGAAGCAAGTCGCGGACGCGCTGGCGGCGAACTACGGCAGCTGGGAGGCGTTTCTCAGCGACCTGAACGACCAGGACCGGGCGGCGATGGACTACGCGCTCGCCGGGTCGGAGCGGGACTACTGGCAGGAGATCATGTTCAACGCCTTCGGCATCCGTCCGGACGCTTCGACCTATCAGTGGTCGGGCTTCAACGCGACGGACGCGCAGGACACGACGCTCTTCCGCAACGTGCAGGCGATGCTCGGCACGAAGCCGGTCTCGGCGCAGGATTCGGCGGACTACACCAACGCGCTGCTTGCGGAGATCACGGCGGCCTACGACGAGGCGAGCCGGTACAACGCGGCGCGGGAGGCCGTGCAGCGGCTGGTGGATGCAGGCACATTTGAGGGCTATGACTGGTCAACGATCAACGGCGGATGGACGGAGGACATCCTCGCGGACATGGCCGCGGAGTTCGAAGCGAAGGGCGAGGAGATCCCGGCGAACCTCGGCAAGGGCATGGAGAGCTCCGCGGACACCGTCTTCACGGAGGCCGACCTGCTCTCCAACGCGACCGGCGAAGAGCTGGAGACGGGGCTGGAAGAGGCCGGGGAGCAGGGCGGCGCAGGCATGGCGCAGGGCCTCGGAGCCAAGCTGCCGGACGTGCGGCGCAAGGCGCATGACCTGGCGATGGCCGCGCGGGACGAGATCGAAAAGGCGCTCGACATCCGCAGCCCGTCCCATGTGATGGAAGGCCTCGGCCAGTACACCGGCGAGGGCTTTGCGATCGGCATCGAGGACATGGTGAACCGCGTGCGCGCGTCCGTGGCCTCGATGGTGGACGCGACGACGCAGCCGGTGGCGGCCTACACGGGCGCGGCGAACGGCGGCGGCCAGGGCGGCAGCTACTCGACGAGCTCGGCGGTCTATGTGGACAAGTACTACCAGAACAGCGCCGAGGACATCGGCTACATCGAGGCGCAGCTCGCGGATATGCAGCGGCGTCAATTGCAGGGCTTCGGCCACAGGGGGTGAGACGGCTTGCAGGACTACTTCATCTGGAACGGCGTGGACAGCCGGACGATGGGGGTCATCGTGACGAAGCTCCCGCCGCGGGTTTACCCTGCGGAGCGCGTGGAGCAGACCACGGTCCCGGGGCGGCCCGGCTTCCTGACGCGCACCCAGGGCGAGGGCATCTATGACGGCTACCTCCTGAGCATCGGGATCGCCAACAAACGCACCGCGGACGCGGCGGCCATCGCGGCCTGGCTGCGCGGCGCGGGGGAGCTGATCGTCGGGAGCGAGCCGGATCGGGTCTACTATGGCCGGATCATCAAGGAGGCCAGCCTCGAGCGCGTCATGCGCGGCGCGTGGTCTGGGACGGTCGCCTGGATGGTGCAGCCGGGGAAAGGGCAAGTGCCGACCGAGGGGAGCATCACCATCAGCGAGCGGCACTACAGCCTCTACAATCCAGGCGACCTCCCGGCGCGCCCGATTTACCGCGTGACGAAAGGCACCGACGCGGACATCAAGCTCTACCTCGGCCCGATCACAAAGCAGAGCCATCTGACCGTCTTCATCTCCGGCACGAGCTGGGCGAGCGAGACCGAGGTCGTGATCGACAGCGACACGATGCAGGTCACGACGGCGGACGGGAGCGAGAGCCTGACCAGGATCACGCGGCTGTACTACAACGGCGCGCAGGGATTGTGGATCCCGCCGCATGAGGCCATCGACATCGACGTGACGGGAGCCGGGCAGAGCCAGGTCATTGTCACGCCGCGCTGGAGGTGGCTGTGATGATCCGGGTCTTCGACAAGGACATGCGAGATTTTGCGGAGTACTCCAACCCGGAGCTGTACAACCTCGACCTCGGGGAGGGCGTGCTCGCGCCGACCAGCTGCGAGATCACCGAGGATGCCGGGCAGCAGTATAACCTGAGCATGACGCACCCGATCGACCCGGAGGGACGGTGGAAGCTGCTGACGCCCTTCTGTTTGATATGCGCGCCGATTCCGCCGACGGAGACCCCGGCGATCTCGCCGGACACCGAGGGGCTGATCGGCGTCGGGTCGAAGGTGTACACAGTCAACTCGGGCGGCGCGAACCTCTACGGCAGAAACGGCAGCTATCCGGCCTGGGTGAACGGGCGCGGGTATTATCCGCCGATGCGCGTCAGCCACAGCGGGCACAACTGGGAGGCGACCGGGCCGACCTACGCGGAGCCTGGATCGGCGGGCGCGGCGTGGAAAGACCTCGGCGCGATCATGTACGTGATCCGGACGCTGGCGGCGGGGACGGAGGTCATCCTGACCCGCGACGAGAGCGCGAGCGGCACGTATTACTACGTCATGTGCCTCGACGGGCGGCAGGGGCAGGTCAACAAATCGGCGGTCACCTACGCCTACACGATCGAGGAGGGCAGCGCGATCCTCGACGACATCCCGGCGCGCGTGCTGACGCATCAGCTCTTCCGCGTGACCGACCTCACGATTGACGGCAAGGCCATGACGGTCAAGGTCACGGCGCAGCACGTCTCCTACGACTGGAGCATGGCACTGGTCGGACAAGTCAGCCTCAACGCGACGGCGATGGCGACGGCGGTGGCGGCGATCCGCTCGGCCTGCCTGCCGGACGGGAGCAGCTCCGCGCCGATGATCTACGCGGAGAGCAGCGCGGCCAAGATCACGCTGGCGGCGACGCGCAAGACCGTGACCTCGGTGCTCCTCGACCCGGAGACGGGACTGGTGGGCCAGGCGAAGGCGCGGCTCGTTCGCGACGAGGACGAGTTCTTCCTCCTGGGCAACCCATCCGGGGACGCGGTCTGCTTTATCCGCTACGGCGTCAACCTGACCGGCGTGAGCTGGCGGCGGGACTACTCGAAGCTGGTGACGCGGGTCATGCCGGTGGCGAAGACGGCGCAGGGCGCGGACTACCTGCTGCCGGCGGTCTACGTGGACAGCCCGCTGCGGGCGAATTACCCGGTGGACGCCTACCAGGCGCTGACGGTCAACGCCAAGATCGGCACGGACGGCACGGAGGCCGAGGTGCAGGCGCGGATGACCGAGGAGGCGCAGGCGGTCTTCAGCGACAAAAAAGCCGACCTCCCGGCCACGACGCTGACGGTGGACTTCCTGCTGCTGGGGGACACGGAGGAGTACAAACAATACAAGGGGCTCGAACGGCTGCGGCTGTACGACACGGTGGAGATCACGCACGAGGACATCGGCCTGAGCACCCGCGCGCAGGTCAAGGGCTACCGCTGGAACGCGATCGCGGAGCGGTACACCCAGATCACGCTCGGGGACGCCTTCGAGCCGGTGACGCACACGGTCTACGGCTTCAACGTGGCAAACGCGAGCCTGGGCGCGGACAAGCTGACGCCGGAGGCGATTGCGGCCATCCGGAACGGATAAGGAGGGGGCAAAATGGTAAGAGGATCCACGCCGGATTATGTCCTGCGGATCAACGCGGACCTGACGGGCATGATCGTCTATGTGACCATCGCTCAGCCAGGGCGGATGGTGACGCTGGACATGGATGAGCTGCGGATCGTGCCGGGGACGCACGCCAGCTACGTGCACTTCCGGCTGACGCAGGAGGAGAGCCTGAGGCTGCGCCCGGGCCGGGCCTATGTGCAGATGCACTTTGTGCCGGCTGAAAGCGGGGACGACGACCCGCCCACGGACGATGACACGCCCGTCATGCTGATGGCGGCGCAGCAGATCTTGCCGTCCACCCCGGCGCCCCGCCGGTGGGACAGCAACATTAAGAGCTTCATGATCCATCCAACGCAGCTGGATGTGGTGATCCCGAGCGGATCGGGGAGCAGCGACGAAGGAGGCGACGTTTATGAATGATCATTGCAATTGCGCACCCGTGGGCGGGTGCCTGGACCTGGAGATGGAGCAGCTGCAGGTCGTGGAAGCGGTCAGCCCGGTGGTGGCCCTGACCCGCAAGCCCAACGGCACGGAGATCACCGTGACAGACGTGCAGGGCACGCGGTCATCCATGGTTTACGACGGCGCCGCCCGGCTGCCGGTGGCAAGCATGGACGAGACGCCGCTGCTCACCCGGGGCACGATCATCGAGGCCCAGGGTGCGCCGGTCTACGTGAGCGATCTAACGGCATCGACCTGGCGCGCCTTCCAACTGACGGAGACGGGCTGGTACATTTTCGCCGTGATCCAGCACCAGAGCGATGAGCTGCGGGCAACAAGCGTCACAGGCGCAGACGGCGTGACCATCGAGGAGGATGACGGCATCTGCATCGCGGTGCGCTTCGCGGTGGCGGCGGAAACCCGGGCGATCACCGTGGACTGGTCGGACGGCACACAGACGGTCTACCACTTCAAGGCCACCGACCTTGCCATCCGCAATCTCGACTATCGCACCACCTTTTACGTGTACGATCTCGCGCCTTTCGTGACGTGGGAGTTCGCAGCGATCAGCGAGGAGACCATCGCGGCGGACAAGCGCTACTACAAGATCAATACGGTCGTCTTCGACCTCGCGGTCCGGGGAAAGGATTACAACGCGGGCGACGAGATCCCGCTTGGGAAATATTATGTTCGCGGCAGCGACAAATACTTCCACCCCTTCTATCCCGCGACCGAACGCTATTTTACCTATCGCGAGTACTACAAGCCGCGGCACGAGTACCTACTTGTGGAGGCAACGGCAGGCGAGGCCGCGCCGGTCACGTACTACGACCGAGTTTTCGTGCAGACCCGGGACGCGACCTTCCAGGATGGGAAGACCTACTACACGCCCAGCGGCTCGACCTACGCCGAGGCCACGGTGACGGTCGGGGAAGAGATTCCGGCGGACACCTACTACGAGCCGTACTACTGGCCCACGACCGACCCGCAGTTCATGCCCGCGTCGGTCAAAAGCTACTACATCCTCAACGGCACGACCTACGAGGCGGCTGAGGTCACGGAGGGCGCATCGATCCCGACGATCCTGTATAATCATTCGAAGATCATCATCGCGGGCATGGCGCGGAATGTCACCTACCAGCTCAGCACGCCGATTGACTGCCCGACGGAGTTCGTGCTGCCGGCCATCGAGGACGACGGCCACGGCGCGTGGTTCGAGTTCCGTTTCCGTCATCTCGGCAGCTTCTCCTCGACGCTGCTCCCGGAGGACCCGGACGTCAAGGTCGCCACGGAGCACACCCAGGCCGAGACCGCGGGGATGAACATGATCGACCTGCACTACATGAGCATCGACGGTGTGAAGATCTGGCGGTTTATGAACACGCACAGCAGCATTCCGACATAAAGGGGGGACATAACGCATGAACTGGCATTATGAAAAGCTCGACGAGAAGGGCAAGCTGATCTCGGTCAACACCTACACCATCGACAGCAAGAAAGAGTACACCGGGCGCTATGTCGTCAACGTGAAGGCGTGGTTCGACGAGCACCCGAAGGAGTGGGTCGCGCGCGGCTGGACGAAGCACGTCATCTGGTCGTCCGAGGAGATCAAGGAGAAATGGCCGCACAACGCGCAGACGCAGCTGCTCATCCGGGCGGTCAAGCGCGTGGACGAGCACACCGTCGAGGACGACTACCACGTGATCGACAAGTCCGAAGAGATGATGCGCTTTGAGGAGCTGCAGGCCGTCGCGGGCTGGGGCGATACCGTGAGCATTGACAACGACGCGGGCATTGCCTGGATGTAAGGAGGATAACGGCATGAGCAAAGATCTGGACACGATGGTCACGATCATGGACGAGGCGGACAAGGCGCACGAGGCGGAGCAGATGATCCCGCTGGACGACGAAGGCCGGGCGCTCGCGGAGCACAAGCGGTTCACCTTCGACGTGATCTCCGTACCCGTCGATCCGCTGCGCTGAGGAGGTGGGCGTATGTACGATGTGACCCCATACACCTGCGGGCAGAGCACGGCCTGCGGGCCGACCTGCCTGAAGATGCTCCTGAGCTATTACGGCGTTGAGGTCGATCTCGACGAGCTGATCCGCGAGTGCAGTCTCGGCGTCGAGGGCTGCTCGATGGCCACCCTCAACCGGGTCGGGCGCGCGCACGGGCTGGACATGCAGGCCTACAAGATGACGCCGGACGAACTGATCCGGCAGGACCGCCCCGCCATTATCTGGTGGAAGTATTATCACTTTATGGTCTTCTGCGGGCAGACCGCGGAGGGCGAGATTGTGCTGTGCAACCCGTCCATGGGGCGGTATGCCATCGACCAGGGCACCTTCGCGGCGCTGTACAGCGGCCTCAGCCTGTGGAACGGAACGCCGGAGGACGCAGTGATCCCGCCGACCACGCCGGAGCGCGTGGCGGAGCTGGAGACCGCGCTGGTCGAGGTCGCGGAAATGACCGCGGAGCACGACGACGCGATTGTGGAGCTGGCCGGACTGATCGGAGAGGAGGGCTGACCGTGGCTAAGATTTATTATCGCAGGATTCTGGCGGGCCTGATGACCCTGGAGGACGTGCCGGAGCGCTGGCGCGAGGAAGTGCGCCGGATGCTGGAGGAGGGCTGACCATGACCGCGATCCTTGCCGTGCTGGTGATCCTGGCCTTTGCCGCTGTGATCTGGGTGCTCTTCGCGGCGGCGGCGGACAAAATCAGACGTGAGCAGGCGATGCGGGAGTGGTGGGAGCACCCGCCTGATCGGGAGGATGAGGAGGATGTCAACGATGCGGACGGCTGAACAGGTGGAAGCCCTCCGGGCGCAGATGGCCGCGGAGGGCGCGGGGAAGCCGGAGATCATCCGGCAAGTCGCGCTCGCGTGCATCGGCTGGCCGTATGTTTTCGGGGCGTGGGGCGAGGAATGCAAGCCCGCGAACCGGCGGCGGCGGGTGCGATCCGATCATCCGACGATTGCCTCGAAGTGTCCGGCGATCAGCCGGGAGGTGGCGTGCAGTCCGCAGGCGTGCCCGTGGGGCATCGGCGTGCGGATGTACGACTGCCGCGGCTTTACCAGGTGGCTCATGCAGCAGGTCGGGCTGGACATCGTTAACAGCAAAGGGCAGGCGTGCCAGACCGTGACCAATCAGTACAACGCGGCGGGCAACTGGCAGCGGCGCGGGAAGATCGGCGAGATGCCGGACTGCGTGTGCAATGTGTTTGACCTCAAGCACGGACACACGGGGATGCACATCGGCGGCGGGGTGGTGGTGGACTGCTCCGTCAACGTGCGCGTGGTGGGCATGACTGGGTGGACGCACTACGCCGTGCATAAGGGACTTTACAGCGAGGGGGAGATACCCATGGAAACGATCAAGCCGACCCTGCGCAAGGGCAGCCGGGGTGACCTGGTGCGCGAGCTGCAGGAGGCGCTGAACGCGCTGGGCTTTGACTGCGGCGCGGCGGACGGGATCTTCGGAACGAAGACCTTTAATGCCGTGGTTGCCTTCCAGACCGAGGCCAAGCTGGACGCGGACGGGGTCGTGGGGCCGAAGACGTGGCGGGAACTGGACGCGGCGCGAACCTCATCCGGCGCTGACGCGCCACCTTCCCCTGAAGGGGAAGGCCGGGAGGTAACGTATCGCGTGACGATTGAGGGCGTGACGTGGGCGCAATACAAGGAGATTCTGAAGACGTGGCCGCTGGCGGAAGTGGTGAAGGAGGGGTGAGACCGATGCCGAACGTGGAGGGGCTGACCCCTGAAATCCTGTGGTATACCCTGGTCGGCCTTGTCGGGCTGGGTGCGCTGGTCGTGCTGGCGGACAAGGTCGCGGAGGTCTTCCGCAAGCGCAAGGAACGCCGGGCGATGGAGAGCACGCCCTCGGAGGAGATCGCCGACACCATCAGCAAGGCGGTGCTGGAAAAGCTGGAACCGCGCTTTGAGGCCATCGACACCAAGCTGGCCAACGACAAATCGCGGCTCGACGCGCACGAGCGGACGCTGGCGCACATCTCCGAGACCGAGCAGAGCAACCGGGACGGCTTCGCGGCGGTCGCCGGGGCGCTCAATGCCGTGCTGGATCACGAGCTGCACAATGGCA